AGTGTAGATCGCGTTCCAGAGAAGCGGGATGCTGCTCTCGATGCCCCTTTTCTCGCCGCCGATTACCCGCCACATCTTGCCGAAAAATGATACGCGGCAGTTGCTCCAGCGGTGGCTGTCGCCCTTCGGCACGGCGATCTGGTACAGCTCTCTCCGCCCGTAAAGCTCCGCCGGCGCGGCGTTGACCTGCGCCTCGGTGCTCACGGGGGAAACGAGAACATTGTCAACGGCAACGGAAGCCTCGTCCCAGACGGGAGCGCCGAAGCTGTCCGTTCCGTTTTGCGTTCTCTCATACAGCGTGACCTGGATTCCTTTTATCCGCACAGGTTGATCGCCCCAATCTTCTGCCGGCGAAGGCCGAGCCTTGCAAGCTCGGCTTTCTTGATGAACAGCCCGCCGCCCGGCGAGAGATATGTGCCGGATGCGGTGTATCCCAGCGCGCTCTGGGAGAACTGACTGAAGGCCGCCTCGTCGGTGGGCGCCGTGAGCATTCTCGAGAGGATATCGACCGTGACGCTCTTGGCTACGTTGGCCATAGCGCCCGTCTCGTCCTGCGCGATCATGCTGTCAAGATCCTTCCCGACCCCCTTGGCTTCAACGCGGAGCGCATCGGAGATCACGGTGAGCAGGGCGTCTGCCCGCTCCTGCTCCTCCGTGGTCATGGCCCGCCAGAGCAGGCGGACGTCGTTGACGCTGGCAAATGCCTTGCTGCTCATGGTCACGCTCCGGTCTTCGTCACGGTCACGGTGTAGGTCTTGGATACGTCGCCGTTGGTGACCTCCGCCGTCAGCGTGTTTTCGCCGCTTGCCCACGTTACGGGAGACGTGAAGGCAGTCCCGCCGAGCTTGAGCGTCACGGTGGCGCTGCTGTCCTCCGGCGTAGCGGTCACGGCGGTGGTCGCGTTGCTCGTCGACGCCGTGTATTCGATCACACCTGGATCAAACTCCGGCGTCAGAGTCAGCGAACCCAACTTGAGCTCAGTCAGGTCCGCGCTCAAGGGTTTGCGTAGACCCTCGCAAAGCACGCCCCGTCAAGGATCGCCCAGCCGATGTACGCCTCGCTGCGGATCAGCACCTGGTTGGCCTTTTTCAGGTCGGTGCCGGAGCCGTCCGGATCGCCGTACTCAATGATCTCCATCGGCATTTCCTTGGCAAAGCCCCAGCGGAAAGCGGAGAAGTCGCCGACGATGGCGCGGTCCTTGCTGGCATTGAACTCCACGGTGGAGTTGCTGTCGAGCTTCATGCCGCCGAGCGTGGGCGGCGTCGCGCCCCACGCGAAATCGGGGTACTTGCGGGCATTGTTGGTGGTCAGCTCGGCGACCGCCGTGCGGATGGTCTTGCCCATGATGATGCCGGTCGGGCTTTCGATCTTCCCGAGAGCCTCCTCGATGTTGGCGTCCGCGGCGGAGCTGTCGTGACCGTAAACGATCTTGTTCGCTTCGGGGATCGCGTAATCGAAGTGGTTGTTGCCGACGATGCTCGACGCGTTCCCGTCGAAGGGGTTGACGCCGTGCATCGCCATGATGTCCAGACCGCGGGCCACCTTCGCGGAAAAGCCGTCCACAAAGGCGCGCAGCGTGTCGAGCTGCGCCTCCTGAGCCGCCAGCATGAACTCGTCCGAAACGCGGGACTGATACACGACCTTGACCGGGCGGATCTGCACCGCCGTCATGGTGGCGCCGCCCGCGGGCTTGGCGGCGTTCTCGCCGACAATGGCGATCTCGTGGTCGAGCGAGAACGTGAAGATGTCCTTGCCGTTAAAGGGGATGGGCTCGCTGGTCGTCATCATGGCAAGGGAGGAATGACCCTTGACCTTGTTGAAGATCTCGGCAGCGAGCTCGGGAGGGAACATGGTCCCCTTGGAAATGGTGCGCGTAGAATTTTCAGTCATGGAATTTAACTCCTTTTCAGTTTTTCATGTCTCCGAGCATTTTTCGGAGCGCTGCGTCTTTGGCGTCGCCTTCGCCGCCCTCCGGCGAAAACATGGGCTGTGCTCTGGCACCGCCGACAAGCCTTTGCAGGGCCTCGGCGTCCTTTCGGATCTCGTCCTCGGTGCTGCCGACGAGCCGCGTGGACATCTCATAGGGAAGCCCCATCTGGTAAGCGATCCGCGTTTTTGCCGAGTCGGTCTCGTTTGTGCTCACCTTTTTGCTCAGCTCATCGATCTGCGCCTTCAAACCGCCGATGCTGCCCGTAAGCTCTTCGGCCTCTTTGGTTTTCTTGGCGAGGCTCTCCTTGAGACTGTCGTAGTCGGCGTATTCCTTCCGGACGGATGCGCGTTCCCGCTCCAGTCTGCTCTTGATCGCCTCGTCAAACGCTTCCTGCGTGGTGATCGGTGTAAACTCTGCCATAATGAATCCTCCGTTTATACCCTCCGTCGAGGTAGTTTTGTTAATCGGACGTGTGTCCGAATTGAACACAATCTGTCAGTACGAGATCCTCTGCCGGATCTGCGTTTCCTTGAATTCGTCAACGCCCCAGCACGCCAGCACGGCGCAGTCCAGAACGGAAATATCCACGCCCTCCTTGATGGCCCGGTAGCCGAAGCCGCCGTTGGAGCCGATCGCGCGGTGCTCGCAGCTGGAGGCCGCCTGTGCAAGGCTGGGCTGTCCGCTGTGACAGAGGATGCCCTGCTCGATCCTGGGCTCAAAAACGGCGTTCGCCGTGATCACGTCCCGCGTCGTTGGCAGGTGCGGCGGCTTGAGCTTCGCGGCCTTCATCTCATCGGCGAGCAGCTGCTGACCGCTTGCGCCGTCGATAATGACCTTTTTGGTGGAGCCTGCGGTCTTTTTGAGAAAGTCCAGGATCCACGCCGTGCCGCTGCGCGTGCTGCGGCAGTCGATGACCTCCGTGTAGATCCGGCCGTCCTTCGTCCGCGCGGCCACGCCGAGAGAAACAGACGCCGCGTCGTGGGAAAACTTGATCCCGACAACGATCTTCCCCGTCAGCTCCGGCACCACATCCGTCTGGATGCTCTGCCACTCGGCCTCCGAAATGGCGCTCTTCTGGTTGTAGGTGAGCCACAGACCGAGACGCTGGATGTTGAAATCGACCGGATCGGGCCCGATCTCGTCCGTGATCTTCCGCTCGTTGAGGATGGTTCCGAGGCTCGGGTTGGTAAGGTACCACGCCTCCTTGTCCCTCGGGTCCGTCTGATACTCCACCGACCACTCCGCCCAGCCGCTGTGCTTCAGCTCCCCGGCGAGACAGCTCTGCCGGAACTTTACGAACACCGTTCCGGCGCTGATGGGCGTCGGCGGCGTCCCGCAGAGGATCGTCTGCGGATTCGGGCTGTCGGAAACGGTGTACTTGAGCGAGCTCTCCTGATCGTCCTGGTACTCCTGCGCCTCGTCGATCACCAGAAGATCGAAGCCCTCGCCGAGACCACCCTTGCTGGTGCGGGTGCGAAACTCGATCTTTCCGCCGTTCTTCAGGAAGATGTGCTCCCGGCCGTAGGCGCGGTATGTGCTGGCTACCGGAATGCCGGCCTTCTGCAGCATATCGTAGAGCCGCTCCCACGCCGCGTGCGTCGTGGTCGTCCGGTGGGCGGTGTGCAGGATGTGCTCGCCGTTTTTCAGCCCGAAGATCTCGCGCATGACGACGACCTCGTTCTTGCCGTTTCGCCGCGGGACGGCATAGCCGAATTTCGTATGCACCCACAGACCGGCCTTGTCCGTGGCGAGAATGTGCCGCAGCAGAAGCACCTGCCACCGCTGCGCGGTGCGGCCGGTCCGCTCGTAAAGCTCCACGGCCTCGTCGTACCGGCTCATCTTGTGCTTATACCGGCAGAGGATCAGCTTCGTCGGATTCTGGCTGCCGCGCCGTTTTTTCATGAACCGTTCCTTTCAAAAAAGCTTGCATTTTCATAGGAAATATGCGTATAATAACGTAGAAGCTGGGTCGTGGCGTGAGAGCGCTGCGGTCTGGCGGATAGCCGCCTATACGTCCAGTTTCCTGGACGTGTTAGGCGCTTGAAATGGAGCTTATCGTGGCACATCTGGGCTGCGGTCGGCTTCCGCGGAGCTGGTCGCGGCCCCCTTGGGCTGCGGTCGGCTCACAGCCGTCTATATGTCCCGCCTGAGGGACATTTTAGGCGGCTTTTATTTTTCTCGAGGCCGAAAAAAGCTTGCATTTTCATGAGAAAGTGCATATAATAAAGGTGCCGGAGGTTCTCCAGTTGGGGGGCTGTCGGTAAAATGGAGCTTATCGTGGCACATCTGGGCTGCGGTCGGCTCCATTTTTATGTCCGCTCAAGAATTCTTACGATTTCCCCGTTATCAATCAGGATGAGCTTTTCTATCCAGTCTCGGCTCTTATTTGTAAGAATAGCCTCCAGCTTGCGCTCTATTACATCCCTCGGCAAAGGACATTTTGTTATGTCAAAAACGAAGTTTGTCGCCTGGCTTCTTTGACCTTTAACCGCGTTATCGAAAGTGTTTTTTCCGACGCCCTCTATTGTTTTTAAATCATATGATTTCCCGCCGATAATGTAATCCGGCATTTTTATTCCCTTTGGATATTCAATCTTCGGCTGCAAAATGACCCGTTCATGCAATTGTTCAGCAAGGACCTCGGCGATCTCCCGCTCGTGCTGTGACGGCTCGAATTTGACATGCCACTCGTCGATCTCGTACCGCTGCCCGTCCTTGTAGAACACCTTCCCCGGATCCTTAACTCCGGTATAGAAGTCCTCCCCGGCGCGGCGGTCTGCGTCCTTCCAGAAGTCGGTCGAATCGAAAAACTGCTTTCCCTCGGAAACGGCCTTAGCCCGCTTCCGGGCTTTCCGTTCCCTCACGGCGGTGCGCGCCTCTTCGTGCTGGATATCCTCGATCCGCCCGCGGATCAGCTCCCGCTCCGAATCGTATTCGCGCTTGGACCATACGTCGGTATAATGGCCCTTTTCGTTCGATACGGTGACGATGCACCGGCAGTTTTCATGACGGCGGAAAATATCGTCCGGATATTGCCCCGCACTGTAGTCGTACGTCCCGGCCAGGCTCCGGCACCAGTCGCAGCAGCTTCCGATCTCCTTCCGGACAATGACGGCCTTGGCGCCCGATTTCCGCATGGAGCGGCAGCTCGATTCGACGAAATCGTCATACATGCCGCGAGATATATTTTCGAGCGTAGCCCGCAGGAAGCCGTCAGCCTTCATCCTCCGCGTAAACCTCCACGATCTTGTCGATCAGATCCTTCACGCGGTTTTCCGGCCATGGCCCGCGCATCGGCTTGAGTCCGATTCCGTTCCTTTTGTTTTCCGCCGCCAGCACGGCGGCGGCCGCGTCGTTGACCCGCCGATGGACCTCCGTCAGCAGCGGCCGGATCGTCCGGTCCGCGATATTCCAGTAGAGCTTCCCGTCCGGGAGGCTCTCTTTTTTCAGCGCTCTTGCCAGCGCGTTCCCGGCGTGGGTGCCGAGCCTCCCGGCGTAGACGGAGGCCTCCTCGCTCGTGGCCGTCCCGTCCTTCACCCGGCGGAGAAAGCTCCGGATCCATACGTCGGTGCTTGCGCTGCGGTTGAAATCCCGGGAGATCTGCTCCCACAGCTCCGGCACGGCGTCAGTCATTCTGGCCTCCCCGGATTCCGGTCAGATCGCGGAGCCCGTCCGCGTTGAAAAAGCCGGGGATCGCCTGATTAATCTTGACCGCGCCGTCGCCGATGAGCGACAGCATGGCCGCGTCCGGCTCGAAGATTGGCTCCCAGACGGGCTGCGTCTCCCCGAGGATCGTCCGCCTGTAGGGATAGCTGTCCCGGAGGCACGCCGCCAGGTATCCGGCGTTCAGAAAGCCGCTGCCGAATGTGCGCTGCGCCTTCCGCGCCGTCAGGCGCAGGCTCTCATGCGTGCTGCGTATCGCCTCGGCGCTGCTCGGGTTTGCGCTCGGGAAGCCGAGATCGTCAAGCGTCAGCCCGACCTCGCCGCCGAAGAGGGAAGCGAACATGCGCAGCTGCTCAATGTGCGGCTGCATGCTCTGCTGGCTGAACTGCCCGACCGTCGGGCTGCCGCCGCCCTCGTCCTTGGTAAACGTCAGCATGGAGGACATGGCGGCCTTCCAGGTATCCATGGTCTCGGCGTCCGGAGAAAGCCCCGTGATGTACTTCTGCGGGAAGGAGTAGAACTCCGCCGAGATCTCGCCGCGCTTGACCGTGCGTATGGCGCTGTCCACCAGCGACATGCACGCGCGGGAGATCCGGCTGTGTCCGAATGGCCGGACCGCGTCCGGCCGGAAGATGATCGGCGCGAGCAGCGGGTACGGTACGGAGCTTTTGAAGCTCTCCGGCGTCTTCCCCCTCCGGAGGATCTGCGTTTCGCCGGGGATAAAATACGCCTCCGTCACCGCGCGCCCGTCCTTTGTCTCGAGAACGGCGTACCCCTCGGTGAGCAGGTTCGTGATAGGGTCAATGATGCCGGTCGCGTGGCCGCCGTCGATCACCTGCATCCGGGGATCGCCGTTCGCCCCGGCGCTGATGTAGATAAAGCTGCACGAGGAGATCAGCGCGCCGAGAATGGCCGAGTCGAACAGAATATCCGGGTTGTTCTGCCGGTAGATCTCGTTCATGCCGAACGTGTCGTTCCGGAATTCGCGGAACGTCATCCGGTCTGCCAGGGAGTCCACGGCCTTGCCGCACCAGCCGAGCGTGGAATTGAGGCACGCAAGCTCCGGCGGCGTGGAAATTCCGAAGTCCCGGACGGAAAATTTCATCTCGTAGTAGCGGTATCGGGTGCGGATTCTGCCTTGTTTTAGGGCAAGTTTGTTGCGGAGAAATCCGATCCCGCGCAGATTTTCACCATTCATATCGCACGTCCTTATTTAACTTTTTGTCTGCGGGCTTCCGCCCGGAAAATTTTCCGTCAACCTCGTGTTTTTTCCCACAGTACGGGCAGGGAGGTCGCCGACCAGGGATCCGGGGGAGGTATCCCCCCGGTAATTTCCCCAATCGACATGCTGCGGCAAATTTCGGTTGGAAACGCTCGGACCGGCCTGCCAGGGGCGGGGCGGGGCGGCGGTCAGCCTGTCCGACTTCGCGTGATTGCAGCACCAGTGCGTCAGCTGGAGGTTGTCGATATCGCTCGGATGCCCGCCGCGGGAGATGGGGATAATGTGGTCGACGCTCGGCGCCATAGGGTCGGGGTACTTGAGCGACTTATCGACGGGCCGGCCGCATATGCCGCAGACCTCCCCGGCCATAATGACCCGGCGGGCATTTTTGAGATAGGCGGTCCGTGTTTCTCCGACGTGGTCGGCCCTTTGTTTACTGCTCATAAATCCTCCGCGGGCGAAAAAAGAGCCAGAGCCAGCGTGACCGCATCAAAGCGGATCATGCTGGCCCTGGCTCTTAAAGCACTGGCCCTGTTTAAGCACAAGCGGTATATCGTTTTTGCATCGGCGGCAATGGATGTAAACGAGCTCGGCGGTCTCATCCGGGCGGACGAGCTTGAGCCGGCCGTTGCCGCAGATCGGACAGGCAGCCCACCCGTCCTTTACTCTGATGATTCTATCAGATTTCCTGTACTCCGTCAATGCGATCATACTCTTTATCCTTAAAATAATATGTGTTTCAAGGCAGAAAAAATAAATAAAAAAGGTCAGCGCGGCCGGCGTCGGCGGCGTGCGGGCCTGGGCGCGGCGAGGTGAGCCTCAATGCGGAACTTGATAACGCGATAGCTTGCCCACTCGGTCTTTTTGCACTCGTCGATATAGATCCGGCAGCCCTCGGGCGGCGTGAGCTCAAAATCGTCGGGCACGACGGCGGTCTCGATCTCCGGCCGGACGGCGTTGCGCGTGCAGCTCCAGCCGTGCAGGCCGGGGCGGGTCTCATACTCCTGACACTCGCGCAGCTCCTTGGTCATGTAGCGCGCGACGGCGCGGTAATAGTTGTCCGGCTCCTCAGCGTCGTCGCGCTCCCATGCGGGCGGCGGCTCGTGCGGCTCCGGCCGGCCGAGACGGCGGATCTCTATATCGGAGCCGTAGATCCAGCACCGCCGGAGCATGTCAAAATCTCTGCCGGTGCTGTCGAGCACGATGTGCTGATGCCACCGGCCGGACGCGCTCGTGAGGATCTCCGGCGCCCAGAAGACGACCGGCTCCGGCAGACCGGCGGCGGCGCGCGCGGCGCGCAGCTTCTTGAGGAAGTACTTGAAGCGCGCCTGCGCCTCCTTGCGGCTCTTCGGCATGTGCGCGTCGTCGTGGGTGAGCGTAACGACCAGCGCGCTGCCCGGCGTCGGGAAGTTGGCGCTGAGCATCAGCTCAAGCTTCTGCGCGCTGTAGATCTGATTCATGCGCCGCTGTGCGGCGGAGCTGGCGCGGTGCTTGGCGGCGCGCTGCCGCTCGGAATCGCGCGCCCGGCAGCGGTCATAAACGGCGGCGAGCTGGATGCCGCCGGCGTCGATATACTTTAATGTTTTGGCCACAGGCGTGATCTCCATCAACAGATTCCAGACCGTGGCCCTACAGGCACTCGTCCTCAGGATGCAAAAAGGACGCGCCCGCAGCGCGTCCAACACTTTTGAATTATCGAAAAAAGCCTTGAAAAATCAGGGAAATTTCTTGACATTTACCCGTTTGCGGAGTATAATAATAATCACAGAGGAGGTGAAAAAGTGGGGAAACACGAGAGGCCGAAGAAGCCCGCCAGACAAAGCGACTGGCTGACGATCCTGATCGGGATGCTGGCGGACTTGATCACCGGGACGATCCTTCTGATCCTTGCGAAGATCGTGAAGTGATCGCCGGGGAGGCGAGGAAATCGCCTCCCCCTTCTCAAACTAACAGAGGCATGCGGAAAAGTCAAGTCGAAAGGAGCTTGAAAAATGAAAGGCGTATTAACGTTCCTCGGGATTTTCTTCCTTTGCGCTGCCCTTGCCAAAGGGATCATCGCGCTCATCGCGTGGAGGCGCTCGCGCCGTGGGTGAACTGCTGAGCGTAGCGCAGTGGGCGGAGCGCTACGGCAAGGACGCCCGCAACGCCCGGCGGCTGATCGCCGAGGGCCGCCTCGCCGCCGTCCGCATCGGCGGACGCTGGGCGATCGACAGCGACACCCAGCCGCCGCCGGACGCGCGCGTCAAAAGCGGCAAATACAGGGACTGGCGCAAAAAGCCAGCAGGGGAGCCGGAGCAGTAATGCTTCGGCTTTTCTCATAAAAGGGAGCAGGGCGAGGCCGAGTTGCACGGCCTTCAGTCGGGCAAGAGGAGATCTGCCGTGAGCGAAACGGCAGAAGGAAAGGAACCCGACGCGCGGCTCGCCGCCCCGTGTATGGAAAGGACGCGCTCACGGCGCGTCCTTCTCTTTTCTGTTTTTGAGAACTCACTCCTGTTCTCCCGGCATTCGGTGCCGGACTTCATACGGCACGAATTTCGTGCCGGTGTAACGGGAAAGCTCGCGATCAAGGCAAGCCTTGAAATACTCGCCCTCTTTGTCGCATTTCCCGTCCTCGTGGCGGAGGCGTTCGTAGTCGTCATAGGCCTGTTCAAATGCATCGCGGAAGTCGGTCATGCGCTTCTCTCCCCAGCCGAGACGGCCGAGGGCGATCTGCATAATGTCGCAGCAGAAGCAAAATTCCTGATGCATCGCCGCGAACGAGAGCAGCCGGTCGTGTTCAGCAAGCCGGGCGGCAAGATTTTTCCCCATGTCTTAAACCTCCGCCTCCTTAACGATCTGGCGGACGAGGCGCTCGCCCTTGCGGGTGATGCTCGTGAACTCCTCGCCCCGCACGCCGACGAACGCGACCGGCCCGACGAACTGCATCCGGAGGATCGAGGCGCTCGGCGAAAGGCCGCGGATCCGCCCCTCCTCGTTGCACACGATGGCAAGGTCCTCCGTGACCGTGACGCACTCGATCGGCCCGTCGACAAGCTCCTGCATCGACCGGAGCGTGTTCTCCACAACCTCGGCCCGCAGCGGCAGCCCTGGCCGCTTGACGAGCACCCGTAGAAACGGATCATACGCTTTCTTCATTCTTTCACCTCCCACGGAAACGGCGGCAGCGGCAGCCAGAGCCAGAAGCTCTTGACCTCCATCGCGTCGCCGCGTCCGACACCGTCAACGAACTGCCCGTCACGATAAACGCACACGTCCGGCATGGCAGGAATGTCCGGATCAACAACAAGCACCAGCTGTCCCTCCTTCGGCTCATCGATGAGACAGCGCCGCCACTTAAGGCTCCCTTGTGTAAAGGGAGCTGTCGCCGCAGGCGACTGAGGGATTGTCTCTTCGCCTGTGTCCGAATCGGACACATCTCCCGGCGCGGCGCTGTGGCCGAAAATGTCCCTGCCGTCGCAGAACGCCGCGGCCTCCTTGATGGACATGCCGGCGGGATCGCCGTATCCGCAGTACAGGTACTCGTCCCACGCTTCCTTCTGCCGTTCCTTCGGCAGCTTGGAGAGCTCGTAGGCGACGGACTCGTTCAGCCGTCCCTCGCGCCACGCCTTGGCGAAGCGCACCTCCGTGAGATTGTTCCCGATCGCCTCCAGCCTTGCGAGCTTGCTCGCGCTCATCTGCATCTCCTCGGCGACAAGATCGCGGATTCTGCCCGGCAGCTCCGCGCCGCGCTCGCGCATGGCGACGAGCGCCTCCTTGAGCCGCCGCGCCTGCTGGGCCTTCTCCCAGTTGGAGAGCACGCGCCCCGTGCTGTTCGCATGGATGAGCATCACCGTCTCGCGGTTCGCGTCGTGCGGATCGGGATAAACGATGCACGGCACCTCCGTCCATTTCTCAAAGCCGCTCTTCTCGTAGAGCAGCCGCAGCGCCTTGAATCTCCGGTGCCCGGAGAAGATCACATACGAGCCCGTGCCCTGCCCGCGGCGGAAAACGCACAGCGGCTCGAGCAGCCCGTTGAGCTCGATGCTGTCGGCGAGATCTTCAAAATTGGATGTGTCGTAAAAGTTGCCGCCGTTCGGCCGCAGCTCGGTGATGGGGATCATCGTGATGCGCGGCGAGTCCGAATTGGACACCGCCTCCATCTCCGGCACGAGCGCGGCAAGGTTGAATTTCTTAGCCACGGCACTCCCCCCAATCGGCGAGAAGCTCGCAGCATAGCGATTCGTAGTCCAGCGCGGCGGCGGCGCGCGGCGCGTACTGCCTCAGCGGCTGCCGGGCGAACGTCGCCTCCTGCACCTTGCAGGACCGGCGGATGACGGTGTGCAGCACCGGCAGATCGAGCCGCCGCACGGCGTCCTCGCCCTGCATGCAAACGCTCGTGCGCTGCCACATGGTCACGAGCACCCCGCGCACACGGAGCGCCGGGTTGACCGTAGCAAGATTTTCGACCTGCTGCACGATCTCCTGCGCCCCGCCGATGGCGAAGGCGTCCACCGTCACCGGCAGAATGACCTCGTCCGCCGCCACCAGAGCGGCGATGCTCGCCGCCGTGAAGCTCGGCGGGCAGTCGATCAGACACACGTCAAAATCGTCCGCCACCGCCTCGCACAGATCGCGCACCGTCCGCAGGGAGATGCCCTTCTGGATGGCCTCGATGTCAATCTCGCAGAGGGAGAGGTCGCTCGGCACGATGCCGAACCCCGCGCCGAGCCGCTGCACCGCGATCTCCGCCTCGCAGACGCGCCCGGCCAAAAGGTCGGTGATGGTCGTGCCGTCGGCGCTCGCGCCGAGAAAGTCGGTCAGATTGTGCTGCGGATCGGCGTCGATGCAGAGCACACGTTTTCCGCGGTGCCGCAGCTCGGCGGCAAGGTTGACCGTCGTGGTTGTCTTTGCCGTGCCGCCCTTCAAATTGATAATTGCGATTGTCCTCATGATGTCCTCCTGTTTTCATTTCTCGCGCTTCCTCCGTCTCCCAAAGCCTCCCTTGTGCAAAGGGAGGTGGCGCGCAGCGCCGGAGGGATTGTCGTAAGCGCGGATTTTATTTTTTGCGCTTCCCGCGCTTCTGCCTCTTCACCGGAAAATACGCCCCCTGCTCCACCGGCTTCGAGATCTGATCGACCGCGCCGCGCGGATGCCTCGGCTTTTCGCTCAGCGTCTCGGGCTTCACGTCGCCTGTCGAGGCGGTGATGCGGTTCCGCAGAGGGTAAGCCTGCCGGAACGAGCGTGTCACGCCGCCGCGGGTAAACGTGAACTCGACGGAATAAAACCGCCGCTGCGGATGGATGTATACGACGCGCGCCTCCTGCGGCGGCACGCTCTGCTGCCCTTTCGCAGCGCCGAACTCGGGCCGCTTCCAGACGATATCGCCAACGGTCAAAGCGGGAACACCTCCTGCACTTCATCTTCCACCGGCGTGAGCTTTGGCTCATAGGGTT